CTATAATAAAATGAATGCAAGATTTCCCTTTGTGAACGCAGCTGCAAATCGTGTATCTCTCGAAATCAAAAATATTATTCGCACAACTAAAACGACATTAGAAATAAATGATCCTGAGTTAAATATAGCTTTAAAAAGAGAACTAGAGTTAAATAGAAAAACGAATGCTATTGATCATAAGGAGTTGTCAGTTCAAATAGCAGTAGAGAAATATGAACGACAAAAAATGGCGCAGTATATAGACTCGGAATATGCTTTCTGTATTCATAAAAATTTATAGAGTTAACTTCTGTACGCCTCATTCTTGGCATAGTAAAAGCTAATCAATAGGGCGAAAAGCTAAAAATAAACTATTACCCATAACTTGTGTACCATTATAATAAGGATATGTAGTATTATGATCACGTTGATATGAAGCCACATGAGTGGCTCTTCTTCTTACAGCTCTGTAATTACGTACTGTGGAATTGGTTAAAGCAGGAGTTCCCCAACGATTTAAGAGAGATTTGGAAGTAAAGTTCATATATATTATCATAATAAAAATTTTTGTATAAACTTAAATATAATCCTTTTATATAATTAATGCCTAAAAAGACATGTGCTATGCAAGACTGTAATAAAAAATTAAAAAATGTAGATACAATTATGGGTAAATGTAGATGTGAAGGAATTTTTTGTATTCTTCATAGACTTCCTGAACTTCATGAATGTAAACATGAGTTTATATTAGATGAAAATTCCTTTATCGCAGCAAATAAATGCGTGGCTCCGAAAATAGATACTGCTTAATTAAAGATTTTATCGATAAACGTATTCAGATAATTTCTTTTTTGTTTTTTATTAAATGTATGTGTGTGCATAATTGAATCTGGACTTGAGTTTACTTCAATCACAGCACCTTGTTGATAATAAGGTATAGCTAGATTTTCACTAATATAATCAATACCACTAATATTTTTATTTAATACCTGATTCACGCGTTTAAACATATGAATATTATCTGGATGAATATTTGACATGGGTATATTGATAATAGGTGCTCCATTATGAAAATTTTTCACATTAGAAATTATGATTTTTTGGTTTTCAGGAATAATAGTTTCAAAATTAACTTGTTGATTTTGAAATAAATTTTGATCAATATTATGGGTTTTTAATTTACTATATTTATGTTCATTTATTAATGCTTGTAAAGTTTGTTTACCATCACCTATAACATAGGGATTTTGTCTTTGCATAACTCCCAAAATATCTCCTTTTAAAACGGTGATTCTATAATCATCACCAGAAATTTGTTCTTCGATTAAAATATTGTTTCTTTTATTTCTGTTGTTTTGCTTGTTTAATAAAAATAATACTTGATTTTTTAATTCTTCCACATTATTGATATTTGTTTTAATACCATAGCCTTGGGTACCTATCGTAGGCTTAACTACTAAAGGATAAATCATTTTATTGTATATATTATTTAAATTATGATTCATGGTTTTATCTTTTTCCCACACATAAAATTTAGGCACAGAAATATTATTTTTACTTAATAGAATTGATGTAATATCCTTTTCGTTACATGTATAATTTGTTTCAGGATTATTTAAAGCATAACTTGCTATTTGTCCATTTTTATTTAAGGTCCTGTTTTTTTTATCTACAATTATATTTTGTTTTTTACAATACCTACGATTGTTTGAACATATACGAAATCCTTCTTTTATGGATTGGTTTCTTTTAAAATAATAAATTATAAGAGAACATAAAATAAGTATATATATGATGAACCATATCATTATATATATAATTAGAAAAAATTACCATTTAGACTTTTTAACACTAATTTTAGGACCCGCTGCTCTTTTTTTAGCTGAATTTGGGTCATAAGTATCTTCCTCCTCATCTGAATGAAGGTCTTTTGAAATTTCCCAAAATTCTTTAGAACCTAATTTAAAATCCCCATGAAGTTCCGCTTTATACCAAAAAATTTGGTCTTGTAACTTATTTGATCTTGAATTATTATTGATAACCAAACATTCATAATTTTCGGTGCATTGATCCATTACTTGACAAAAACTTTCAAAAGTTGGAAACATACCAGCATAATTTTCCCAGATACGTCTTCGATTAGAAATATAAGGCTCACGTAAAATAAATACATTATACCTAAAGGATATTGCATAGTAATCACTAGCATAATTTTCCAATGACGTCCATTCATAAATAACAAGCGCATCATTTTGTCCTTTGTCCAAGAATTATCAAAAAGACAATCGTCTAAAATAACAAAAGCTCTGGAATCTATCGTGGAACGTTTGTAATGTTCTAATTCTCGTTTAACCTGCTTAAGTACTGATTTTTGACGTTTTAATATATTTTCAATAATAGCAGTATTATATTCATCGTGAATAAAAAGTTTAGGAACATGATTTCCATAGAAACCATTACCAGCTTCTGTTCCAGAAATAACAGTACCTATGGGTATATCTTGATGATAATATAATACATCTCTTACTAAATAACTTTTACCAGTATCACGTCTACCAATCAAAACTATTACAGGTCCTTTATTTTCATCTGGATGAAAACTAATTTTACTCATGTCGAATTTTTTAAGTTCTAATGTCATTTGGAATGATTAAAGATAAAAATGATGGCTAGATACACGCACAAATTAGTTTAAATAACGTGGAATTAATATTTAATTGAACTAAATGGACTTCTCTTATAAAAAAAATGATAATAATGAATTATTTGAATCTTTAGAAAAAAAAGATTTGTTAAATGTGAGTACACCACAGAATTATATTCCTATTTATAGTCGTTTTTTTTCATTATCATCCTCAAATTGTGATCAGATTAATTTGAATAATTTTTTTACACTTAAAATAATTACGCAAAAAATATCAGAAAATAAATTTCAGGGAGTCATTACGAATCATTCTGGAGAAGAATTAAACAAGCCTATATTTTTTAAATTAAGTCCTTTACTAGATCCAATCAAATATATGACTGGAAAATATGATTTAAATAATGAACATTTATTGAATCTACCTATTTATGATATATCTAATAATCATGCTAAAGTCAGAGATATTAATAACGCAGCATATGTGGATAGTTTTTTTACTTATTTGACTAGTCAAATATTACATACACATAATTTTGTTCATGGAGTAGATTTTTATGGTTCATTTTTGGCTACTAAAAATGATTTAATGGTAGACGTATGTGAAGATGTAGAATATTTATTTGAATCCAAAGCATTTCATAAAAATAAAGATGTTCTTTTTTATTTGGATAATACTTTTCATTCGGATATATTTAATTATGATACACGTAATTATAAATCGAGATTAACAATTGAGGATATTTCTAGTTCTAATCTTCAATTATCTGATATAAACGATTTAGAGCATTTAGATAATTTATTTATTGCTACAGATAGTAATAATAATCAAGAAGAACCAAACTTATTATATGAAGGTAAATCAAGTCCTAAATCTAATACTCGAAGTGCAGGTAGTACATGTTCGTCGAGATCTTCAAATACCAATCAAAGTAATGATTCAGATGATGATGATGAAAAAAATAGTGAATATTCTAAAGAAAGTTCAACTGCTTCAGATGATGAAGTATACATTAAACTACCACAGTTTCCAATTCAAATAATAGCATTAGAATGTTGTCATAAAACATTAGATTCTTTAATTGTTAATAATGAACTATCCGATAATGAATGGGATTCCATCGTATTACAAATATTAATGATGTTAATAACATATCAAAATATGTTAAAATTAACCCATAATGATTTACATACTTGCAATATAATGTATATTAATACAGATAAACAATATTTATTTTATAAAGTAAATGGTAGACATTATAAGGTACCGACATTCGGAAAAATCTTTAAAATTATTGATTATGGACGTGCTATTTACAAATTTCGAGGAAATTTAATTTGCAGTGATAGTTTTCATTCTGAAGGAGATGCAGCTACACAGTATAATATCGAACCTTATTTTAATGAAAAAAAACCTCGTTTAGAACCGAACTTTAGTTTTGATTTATGTAGACTGGGATGTTCATTATTTGATTTTATTGTGGATGATTTTGAAAATATGGGAAAAATTAAATCACACATTTTACGCGTTATGTTAGATTGGTGTAAAGATGATAAAGGCAGAAATGTTATGTATAAGAATAACGGTACTGAGAGATATCCTGAATTTAAATTATATAAAATGATCGCCAGAACTGTTCATAACCACATACCTAATAATGTATTAAAAGATGTATATTTTGATCGTTATGTTGTATCACGTAAAAAAATAAATAAAAACCAAAAAATATTTAATATTGATGATATGCCATGTTATGAATGAATATAAAATGTATATAACCTACATTTTATATAAAATTGAACTACTTAAACATTTTAAAAGATATTATAAAATCATGTTTGCGTCGTCATTAACCACAGAAAATGCCCTGGAGTTGGCCAAGTGGACACTGGAAAAAGACCGCTTGGAACTTCGTCGTCTTGAACGTCGTCGTTTATCGCAGGAATATTACGACTATATGACTGCTATGCAGAATAACCCTAGTCAAGTATTTTCAACGCAGGATGCTCAAGGCCGAGATGTTTACTATCTTCCTCAATGCAATGTTGATTATTTTGATGGACCCCATCAGAAAATCCGAAAAAAAACAATCTTCTCTGTTGCAAAAAAAGATTGGAATTGTCATATATGTGGCGTTATT